TCTGATTCCCATATTCCAAAATGGAATCTGTTACCAGCTTCTGGTAATTTGCTGACAGTCTGGCTTTTACTCCATGGATCACGACTTTCAACCATGTATACAGATACCTCGGCCGGTTGAACCGTACCGTGATCGTCTCGCCATACTTTCCGGGGACACCGACTTCTACTTTTCCGTAGGTCTGTATTCCACCGGCTTTCCTGTTGAGGATGGCGGCGGCAATCTCACTGTCATTTCCACCTTCAACCACCATCTCTATGCTGTGCGGCGGCATACCGTCACTGTTAGTAACATCCGTATCATTTTCATAACCTGATGCTGACTCGATGTCTGCCACATTATTCAGCAGTTCAGATACGATACTGTCGATCATCGTATTCGACCGCAAGGCGGCTTTTGCTATATATGACTGTCGGAGTTCAATATCCGTTTCCTGCAACCGTCCATAACTTGGTGCTATGATGTTCGTCACCTCATCAAATCCAGGGATGTTGTTCACCATCACCGTGACGATTCCGTCCGGAAGTGTGATCTTCCCATAATCTTCTGTCAGGAAATTGGCTACCGTAGTAACGCTTTCGGTCGTCAGGTTGTCCGAAAGAATAAGGACGTTGCTTCTCGTTTTCACTGTATCAGCGATCACTATAGCGTTGTTCTCATCATTTAACTGCACCTGGTACTCTTCTGCACGAATCTGCCCAATCAGACCATTCAGGATGTCTTCCCTGGTTCCTTCCTCGCTCGAATAGGAATATACAATTCCATTTAGGGACACTGTATAGGCTGCATCCTTCTCTATCGTAGCAACACGGATCACAGCAGCGTTGCAATTCTCCCTTGTGATCTTGAATTCTTCTGCTGAGTACAACCGAATCTCCGGCTTTGTATCCGTTGCAACATACATTCCAGCCCGCACCACTGTCCCATCATCACCGGTGCAATGCAGCGGATAACAGGTCTGTTTATCAGGTTTTCTGTAAATTCCGCCATACTGCACCGCATGATCCAGATTCAGACCGCTGGCCGTTGCCGGATACTTTGCATAATAGCTGTCCTGTGCAGCCTCCCAGAGGTCCGCTATCTGACCTGCAAATGTAGTCACCAGCGTTCCAAGAAAAGAAGAGCCTGCCAGCCGGGTATCAAATCCAAACCCTTCTGTCAGGTCTCCATGTATTTCTTCAAGGATCGTATCCATACGTTTCATCACAAATCCTTTGTCTGTCACTCCATAATCGGACATCTTATCTTCACCTCCTCCCTGATAGTTTCAATATCAGTGAGCGCCACATATCTGATAACTGCTGATCTAGTTCTCCTGTCATACTCGATTGACACATCTCTGACATCTGTAACCTCATCAACCTCAAATATTTTCTCTCTCACAAGACTTTCAAACTGATCTGTATCTGGATTCTTGATAAGCAGGCTCTCCATGTATGGCAGCCCCTCATCTGTATTCCATTTCCATTCTCCCTCAAACCACAACAGCCGGATCCTTATTTTCTGCGCAACGGACTCAGCCAGGATCACATCCCCTGTTGGCGATACATACAGGTCACCAGACCGGTCTAACAACAAATCCATAACAAGTCTCCCTTCCAAGGCTGTGTGCGCCTTATTGTGCTAATTTAATGTTCCAGTGTAAGAAATATTGCCATCGACTTTAAGATTGCCCCTTATGGCTATACCATCTTCTGAGAGCATGATTTCGTTGTCCCCG